CTCTAAAGCTTTACATGGAGAACCATAGCGATGATGGTAATACTTGACCGAAGCTTCTATCTGTTTATAAGGATTGAGATCACGATACCAAGTAGATCGCATCTGTCCGAGACCATAATGCGATCCATTCTTTGCTTTGTAATTCCATGTGCTCTCTCGATGTATAACTTCAATAAAGCACATAGCTTGATCCCAATCATCAATCACATTGATTGCGTGAAGCTTTAGATTCATTGTGTGATTCTTCCAAGATGTATCTGAATTAGCCGGTGTAGGAATTAGTGCGAGAGCCGCTAAAGCGCTGAGCATAGACCGCCCCCCGATGCGCTTTGCTTGCGAGCTCAACCGCGAAGCGGCTCGCGCAAGCCCTCGGAGCATAACCAGCCTGTCAAGTCTGAGCGTGAGAGATTGGGAGATTCTAGACAAATCGGACACCTATCTGTTGAAGTTTCTAACAAATTCCACTATTTGCTCCACAGTTGTGGATAAGTCAGGATCATCAAAGCGAAATACATTTTGAATCTCAATCGCTAAAGCTTCTCGATCTTGATTACCCCATTGGCACATCGTGAGGCTCTTTCAGCATCTCCACGCCTAATACACCACAGCCGTGACACTCCAGCACATAGAGATACGGCGGTAAAGTCACGCTAAATTCAGGAATGATCTCCTGATCTGTGACTTTCTTACAGATTCGACACTTGTGCTTCACCATAAGAGCTCTTTCTGAATGTGTCTATCGGTCTAAGATTGGGCTGTCCAACCCAAAAGCTTGAATCCTTGCCTGACTTAAATCGTGCCTGTTTAGCGATTGCCACAGGTATCCAGCCAGCGATTCGGTATTCCGGGCATGTGCCTACTACCAGCACAGCGATGTCAGAGCTTCGGTCGCGTGGCGCGATGATTAAGTGACCGTCTTGCCATGCTGTGTGTTTGACCTCGATGTTCGATCCGACATCTGCCGCGCTTTTGTTTCGCTGATCCGATAAATCGCCATAATTGAGCCCTAAGTATTCGCCCACTACCATTTCAGCCGCGATCGCATTCATTTGAAGCGCAACGAATTGGAAGAAGTCGCCTTTGAGTCTGACCCAATCTCCGGGATTGTCCTCTTTGCGATTGTATTGATCATTGAATTGGGCAAAATACCTTTGAGCCCTAATTAAGCCCGCTTCCGCACACTTAAACTGTTGCTCGGCGCTGAGTTTGTATCTCATTCGCTCGATCCAATTGCTAGAGGCAGATTTCGATTCTCAATGGCTTCAAGAATTGTGGTTCTACCTTTGGGCTGAAAGCGCGTGGAGATGTAGGGCTTGCCTTCTCTGAATTCAACAAAGTCAAAGAGCTCGCCGGTTTCAGGATCAATTGCCCCATCTTCATGCGGCACGATGCGATCCATAAAGACTTTTTTGAAGCTTTCTCTCACAGATTCCACAATCTCATCGGCATGAAAGAGCTTGACAAAAGTGATAAAAGCCTTCTCATCGATGATGTAGGGCTTGGGCTTGGGATTGATCAGGCTGATCTTTGCGATCTCCTTGCCTTCCCACATAGCCTTCGAAGCATCCGCTCCCAATTCGGCGGCTGTGCGTTGGAACTTATCCCGAAGCTCATCTTTCATAATCGTCAAGTGATCCACCATCGTGGTCACAGCCGCAATCTCTAAAGCTAAATCTCGAAGGCTTTTGGGTTTGTCGCTCATCGCCCGCGCTCCTCGACATAAAGCTGATAATCAGCCGGGCTCATCCATTGACCATTGACCTGTTTGAACCATACGGCTTGACATTGATCTGTTCGATTCTTGGATGGGCAGACATAACCGTGATAAGCCAGACCGGTCTTTTGATTTGTGCCGGACTTCTCCAACATGTGCCCATGACGACAGGTAGGAGATTCGGGCATCGCCACAGCTCCTAAGCCCGCTTGAAGCGCATCAATGGCTTCAGCCATAGAAGGCACAGGATTGTCTAGAAGCTCCTTTTGGCGCTTCTTTGCTAGTTGTTCCACTTCCCACGCCGTTAAACCGGTGTGAGCGGCTTCTACGGCTGTTTTATGGGCATCCTCTAGGTCTTTGGCTCGCTCCATGTCTTGCCGGGTCGGGCGTGTATCGCTAGGAGTCAAGCATCCAATCACTCGCCCATAAGCTGAAGTCACGGCGTTCTCAACCCACCAATTCGCATTAATCCGCGATCCATCGCGCATCTCGAAGGCGTAATCGACCGCCGCCGGTTTCTCGTCTTCATAAGTTCGATAGGCGAGCGCCTTGATCAAGATGTGCCCATTCTTAATGTCGATGTCCTCGATAAAAGCTTCAAGCCTTCCGGTCGGGAATTCTGATCTAAAGCGTTTGATGCGGGCATTTACATCTTCATAATTCTCTAAATTCCAGCTCATGAGTCAGCCTTCCCATACTTTCGAGAGAATGCCCTGCCGCGTGAATAGCCAGCTCGGTAGCCTTCATCTCTACCGCTACGCCAGCCGATTGAATAACCAATTACAAAAGCCAAGCTCATCACTAATAAGACAAAGATGACTTGGGATGTGTCCATTCCTAACTCGTTCATTTTGTGCTCCTGATCTACCACGGCGATTGCGTGGGTTGCCATAAGTGTGAAGCACAGCGCTGACAAGCGCAAGAATCTAGCGTGACTTCCGGCGTGTCACCGGTTTCTCATTTTGAAGCATTATCGAATAAAGATCATCAATGCGAGATTCCATCCGCCGGATTCGACCTTCAAGATTGTGCCCGCCGTTGCCGTCAGGTTTGAGCTCTGACAGGTAATGATTAACAAGCCACTTTATTGAAGCGATGAAGCTTGTGACAATCGTGATAACCCCTACAAGTAGGGCAACGGAATCGGGCGACATGGATCAGGAATTGACCCCGAATTTTGTATCTTTTGGATTAAGCCATCGGATTATCACCGGGCAGACGGCGGCTAGACCCGCGCCTAAAATAGCTTTTGGATCGGTCACGCCAGCTAGATAAACCGCTAACGATGCGGCTAGGAAGCTACGCGCCCAGCTTGCCGCTAGAGCTTTCGCTTTGTCCATCTTTCTTTCTCCGTTTCTTTTTTGGCTTAGCGGCTTCCTCGCTTAGCTCTATCACCGGGAATTCCCCAGCGAATGGCTGAAATTTTGGTCTAGCGAATCCAACAATTGAGCTTCCCGCGCCGAATGTGCGCTCTTTAATCATCACCATGCCACCGTTTCGCTGATCGCCCCCGGTCGGTGCTGTGTTGCCTTCGATTGTAATCACGGTATTCCCACGCACATCGGCAACGATTCCAATGTGGCTGATCCGATCGATTCCATCTGCCGGGAAGTCAAAGAATGCGAGATCGCCGCGCTGTGGCTTTGAATCCCATCGCCCCACTTCCTTCATGCGTTGAGCGCCCATAGCTGTGCTAACCATCGAAGGCAATTTCAACCCAGCTTCATGAGCGCACCAATTAACAAAAGACCCGCACCACGGCAAGCCATTGGCATTCATGTGCTCGCCGTATTTAGTCAGATTCTCCGGCTTCTCGATGTAGCCGACTTCAGCCAATGCGGTTTCGATAAACCGATGAGCTGATCCGGCAGGATAAAGACTCATGAGAGCAGAAGTTTCGCCTCATCTTCGGTAATGCCCAATTTGTCCAGAAGTGCCAACTTCTGCGCTTCCCTTATTTCATAATCTTTCTTTGCTTGTGTGGCTTGTTTTTGTTGTGCTTCAAATTCAGCCAATTCCTCGTCATTCATTTCTCGATCGGTAATCTCGTTTGTAGATAGATCGTGAATTCTTATTAGTGGTCTAGTCATTATTTCACCCCATAAATTTTGACAGTTCCGGTCATACCTGAGCCATCACAGCTAAAAGTTAGTGATGTAATTGCGCTTGTAGATAAATAAGCTCCTGTTCCAAACATAGCATCGTAGCGATTATCTCCATTAGAATAAAATAATCCATTAACGCTAAACACTTTTTGATTACTTGTGCTCGCATAATTAGCAACATTAATCATCCAATTCGAATCCGTGCCGGTTGAACCTATGGCGGCCGGAGTCAATTTAAGTTTTGAAGCATTACCAGAACCGCTAGCAGCTCCGCTATAAATGTAAGACCAAGTGCCTGCGGTAGTGCTTCCATTAACCGCCATGTAGAGGTGATCGTTTTGGGTAGTGCTCTTGTATCCAATTACCAAAATGAATAGATTATTGTAAGAGCCGCTTATTGAAGTTATTGATGTTGTTGTGCTAGTCAGAGATGTCGTGCTCAATAAAGTCATTCCACCGGCTGAAATTGTTGTCCATTCCGGTGCGGTTGCGCCGCTATTAACCGTCAAAACTTGCCCGGCTGTTCCAATACCTAACCTTGTGACCGTATCGTTAGCCGTTGCGTAAATAGTATCCCCAGCCGCATCAACTAAAGATTTGGCAATTGCGCCATTGGCGAGATCATAAGCTGACTTAACACTATTAGGTGTCGCCGCTTTTGTGGTCGATGTCGAACTTGTCGAATCTTCTAATTGAATAACACCTTTTTGAGCTGTAGAACCATCATCGACCGTCAAAGTCAAAGCGCCGGATGTGCCGCCGCCTTGTAATGGTGAAGTCGTATTTACTGCCGTGATGTCGCCTTGATCGTTATTGATCCATGTGTAATCGAGATCGGTGTTTGAATTCTTACTCAAAATCTGCCCGGTAGTGCCACCCTTTAGATCGACCAATGCCGCATCAATGTCGTTGCCCAATGCCGCTATTGCGGTCGCACCGTCTTTGACCAGATCGGTCGATTGAGGCACATCCCACCCGAAATTCGGGGTCGTAGTTGCCATCTGATCTTCTCCTTTATGCCACCACGGTGGCTTCTAACCATGTAAGTGTAGGCGAAATTGTGTTCCAAGTTTCGCCGACAGGCACAGAATTCCAACGGAATGCCTGAAGCGAATAAGCAATCGGGGTCATCAAAAGCGTTAAGCTCAAAGCATTAAATCGAGCTTGGAATGTCCAACCTTCAACAAATCCCTGATAATTCGATCCCATGTTTATAGGCAGATTAGTTAGATTTATTGGCATTCCAATGAATGTGCCCAAAAGGGAATCTCGGTCACCACTATCTAAATCAGGATTTGTCAGCTCGAAATTTATCGATTCGAGAAGGCTTTGTGGATAAGCTCTCAGATCAAGATAAAAATTGGCTTGACTTGTAGCATCTGCGCCATTCTCTAAAGAGGTTTGAAAGTTTTGAGCCAATAGACCATAAAGGGCAATAGACGCGGAATCTTCCGCGCTGACTTGTTGCCCATTCTTATAGGTGATCGTGATTGAATTCCTGACATCTTGCCCGCGTGTAGCTACCGTCATGCCACGCGCGATAGCGTGTTCGGCATCTAAATCGACATAACCATTAGTGGCAAGGTATTCGCTCCTATGAGTTGAGTCGGCATAGCAGACTCGACCCTGAGCATCCTCATAAATGTATCCCAAGCCGGAAGAAGCCAATGATGCGGCAAGCGAATAGATGTCTGTGGTGCTCGCTGATCGCTCATGAAGCTCATAATCGCCGGGTCGATCGATTTCGCCCAGACCGGTGTTCTCAGCTTCCGCCCAAGTAGTCGTGGGCTCATAATCCGCCCAAGTCAAAGTAGGTGCGACTTCAAGCCAGGTGTTAAACAATCCTTGCTCCAAAACCGCGTAGATTTGATCACCATCAAAATCTTTGGATAGTGCGCCTTCAATCAATTGTCTAGGCAGACGAGCAAGCGCTCCAAGCGCCAAGATTGAGTATGTTTGTGTGTATGTCACCGATCCGGTGTTGTTTATCGTGATTGAGTAATCGCTAACGAATCCCCCATAAAGATAAATAAAAACGCCGCTCGAATCTTTTATCTCAATCGTCACCGGATCATTGATGTCTAAAGTTATGGTCGTTTGTGTCAGATTGATAAGATTGATGTTCGCATAACTAGCCGTAGGCTGTTCATAAATCGATGTGCGCCCGCTTGTAATGCTCAAATCCGAAAGCGTGATGTTTGTGAGCGTTGAGCCGTTTATTTTGACTCGCCATTCAGGGCTCCACGCGGTCATAATTGAAGCGCTCCCGCTCCAATCGTGCCCCGGTAATAGCTATTGTTTAATAGATCGACAATCTGCCGCGCTACACCTTCACGATCTAGAGCGCCCGATACATTGATGTTGAAGTTATTGACCACCCCCCCGCCTAAAGCATGATTAGGCACAATCATGCCGTCACGCTTAGGCACAAATAATTCAGCGCCCTTCTCGCCTACCACATAAGCCGTTCCCGCATTAACAGCGCCGCCCATCGCCTTACCGCCGCCGAAGACCTTATCGATGATCCCGCCGATGCCTTTAACTACCGGATTCTCTTTTACAAGCTCAATAACTTTTTTGATTCCATCGACCACATTGGTAATGAAACCAACAAGATCGGCAAAGCCATCAATCAATTTGCCGATTGCTTTACCAATTACCCCCAAAGCTTTACCTAGAACCGTGCCAATCGCCGGAGCTAATGTTTTGGCTACGAATGTCGCAACCGTCTTGAATAGATTAAAAAGAGGCTTTAGTTTATCTTCATTGTCTTTAATTGAATCGGCTACCGAACTCCATAAATCGATTAAGCCTTTAATGATTGGCGTGACGGTCTTGACAATGCCCGGAATGATTACTGTGCTAAATAAATTCCACCACTCCTTAAAAATTGGCACAAGATTCTCGGTGAAGAATTTAGCTAAATCCTCAACAATTGGAGCTAGGGTCGTGCCAATTTTATCCGCTAAATCTTGAACGGTCGGAATTACATTATCGACTAAATTAGTGACTAATGGTGTGATCGCATCAAGCACAAAAGAGCCGACAGTTTCTTTGGCTTCTCCGAATGCGATTTGAAGGCGTTCCATCTTGCCTGAGAAGGTTTCAGCGCCTTGCTCTGCCGCACCTTGAAAGTTTGTCGTTAAAGTCGGAAGAAGATCATTTAATGTTTTGCCTTTGAGATCAGCCGCTTCAAAGCCGCCAGCCAATTTAGCCAGCGAAGCCACATTCCCATCTTGTGCTTTAGCTAATGCCCCGCTTACAGATTCCAGCGATTTACCGGTCGCCGCGCTTATGTCCATTGCTAAGGTGGCAAGCTTTTGAGCTTCTTCAACATCGCCGGTCGATCGCACTAAGCGATCGAAAGCCGGGCGCAATTCATCATCGGTGACACCTAAAGCCACGCCCTGAGCACTTATCCATTTCTCAACTTCACTAATCGCTCCGGTCGTAGCACCTGCCACGCGGGTCAAAGTGCCCGCTAATTTCGCTTGTGCCGCTTCATCTTCGACAGCCGCTTTAACGCCATCGACTAATAATTTGCCAGCGTAAGCCGCCGCCGCCGCTCCTGCCGCCGCGAATGCGAGCCCTGCCTTCTTACCAAAATCGCCAAGCTTTGATCCGAATCCTTCGACCTCTTGCCCGCCTTGTGTCATCTTGTCGCGTAAATCCGCGACATCGGCAAGAATTGAGAGCTTTAGTGTTCTTGATCCTGCCACTTTAGCTCCACTTCTCTAAAATTCGGGTGAATGATTCTTCCCATTGTTTCACAAGCTCGGTCTGATTCTCGCGCAACGCCGGATAGATGAACCAACCTTGTGGATTCCAACTTGGGAATTGACGAAACTTTTTTGATCCGAATTCCATGCCGCCCCATAGCTCTTTTGTCGTTCCACCACCTGAGAATCGCTGAGAAGCGAAACCGATAGACAATTCGCCCACTTTTGAAGTTTTAGAAACTTTTGAGCCTTCAGCGATTCCGCGCGCTACTGCCGCCGCGCGCTCTCTGCCATAAGATTTAGAGATTACTTTGCCGCGTAGAAACTCAGCTAAAGCGCCGCCAGCTTCTTGGGCTTCTTTTGTAGCTTGCTCATCCATCGCCTTGAAAGCGGCGGCAACTTGCCTAATCTCTTTGCGATTATAGGCATCGACTTGCTCAGCGCTTGGCATTGTTTCGCTTCTCCAAAATTTCTATGGCGGTTATGATGTCTTCCATTGACCGCCATTCGCTCATCGGGATGTGCGTGGCAATTGCCAGCTCGACTACTGTTCTGCCGACACTTCCACGCGGGTGGCTTTTGGGCTTTCAGAGCTCACGATGTCTAGATCGGCAATTGTTTCGACCCAGATTTCATAAGGTTTCACCGGTTGCCCTGCCTTCTCTCGCTTAATAGCGGAATAAGCCAAGAATGCTAGGTCACTAATACCTAACACATCTTTTGAAGCATCGGTGATTTTGCGCCCTGTTTTAACTTCCCACTTGATCCATTCAGGCGGGAGAACCGTAGCCGATTCGCTCTCGCCCGAATGGTAAGTGACCGTAATTCCTAGTTTCATTTGTGCTCCTGATTATTAGATTTTAGGTGAATGACTCGGTGACATCTCCCACGACCGTAAAGCTTAAACTTACGGTTTGAGCATCCGGTGAAGTGCCGCCCACGCTTGGATAGAGCGGAAGCACATTGAAGCTGAAAGCCGCGCCTGTGATCGCCGTGAATGACACAGCGATGGTGGTATTAGGTGCGGATTCTGCCGCATTCCATAGAGCTTCACACAAAGAATCAGCCGCGCCCCAATCGGCGAGCATCTCCATTTCGAATGTCCATTGATTGTCGATGTTTTTGTAAGCCTTCTGATACAAAGTCTGATAGACCTCGATAGAAGCTTCATTTGTGAGCGTTGCGCTTAGCGCTTGCTCATCATAATTCTTGGTAGCGATCGTCAAAGTGAGATCGCGCCCTGTGATGACGGTCGTTGCCAATTTGTGCTCCTTTAGTTTGTCTGTGTGTAATAGGTCGAGATGTTTATGTCAGCCGTTAGGTATTGAGCCGCTCCGATCTGACTAACAAGCGGGCGCTCGACCACGCCCGCGATGTATCCGGCGGGCA